AAATTTGAAACCAGATAGGAGGTGAATCATGCGAAGCATAAGACCAGGACATTACCAAGCAACAATATCATATGGTCAAGATCAAGTGATAGTAGTTAATATTGTGAAGGTTAAGTCTAACTTCAAACACAGTATAACTAAATGGAGGTTGACAGTTGACGATAGTGTACTAGGTCCACAACATAGAACTGATTGGGATACTAAACAACAGGCTATGAATAAGGGAAGAAAAGAAGTTGAGAACCTTATGTTCAAAGCTCTAGAAGTAAGGATTATCAAGGGTTTTCAGCTACCAAAAGATTTTTATGGAAAGGAAGAACTACATGAGGTGTAACGCAGAAACATTCAAAGATATTATGTGTAAGGTAAACAGGATATCACCGAATGCTAAAATGGTATTTCAATCAAAAGTATTTCACAATACTACAGATGATCCTGAGTTTCAGTATCACGATTGCAGAGATATTGACAAGATTGAAATACAGTTTGCTGATGGTATTATCAGTGAAAAAGATAAGATAATAATAACAGTAACTTAGGAGGAGCTATGCTACCAGAACAACTAGACTTCGCAGTACGAAGCGAAGAAGTATACAATCAACACCAGAGTAAGATACCTGGCTACAAACAGTTGGTTCGTGATGACACCAATGAGTTGATTGCTATACACAAAGATACATACAAAGTTATCACACATCCACAAGCATATGAACTAGCACATGATTATCTTGCTAAACATTTTGATACTTCTGATATGGCAGAAGCATACAGAGTATCTAACAAGGGTGCTATGATGGCAGTACATTTCAGACTACCTTTGTATCAGATACCATACAAAGATTCTTATATTGCTTTGGAAGCTATACTACATAACAGTTACAATGGTATGAGACAACTTACATTTGATCTTGGATACTATTTCATGTTGTGTTTGAATGGATTGAAATCACCACTATGGGATGTTCGTATCTCATCACAACACAAGGGTAACAAAGATGTTACATTTGAAAGACCAAATACATTTGATGTTAATGACAGACTACGAACTGTATCTAATACAATGGAGAAGTGGTCATCTATTCCAGTAGACAACAATGAACTTGAATATCAAGTAGATCAGCTATGTTTACAACCAACTGAACAAGATAAGAGCCATGTCAATCAAAGACACAGAGGCTACATCTTGGATGAATACAATGATAATTATTCAAAACAGTTTGGTAAAAACAAGTTTAGTGCATACCAAGCTATGACACATTGGAGTACACACTATCCAAGTGATTCAATAAATACTAGGTATGATCGTGAAAGAAAGGTTGCAAACTGCAAGTGGTTTCACTAAAACAGAATAGAGGGCAATCGATCTTCATAGTATATGATCTCCTTCCTCCGCATGATTGCCCTCCACATGGAGGTATAATGGCTAAGCGAGGATATGTACCGAAAGGTATGTTAGAAAAAGAAAGATGTGTAGAATGTAATAAGCTATGGACTAAAGCCATGCTTATAGATTATAAACTATATACTTGTATTCGTTGTTACAATAGGAGGTTACATGGCAAGAAAAGTAAATCACATTGATCCTGGCTATTACATTGGTACTAAGTTTCAAGTCATTGAAGTAATAGAACAGTTTGATCTAAACCATCACGAAGCAAACATCATTAAGTATGTTATTAGAAATAGACATAAGAATCCTGACAATCCACAACAAGATCTAAAGAAAGCTAGGTGGTATATTGACAGGCTAATAAATAAATATGAAAACAGATGATGTACTAAAAACATTTGCGAGAGACAAAAGACTTAAAAAGAAATCTACTAAATATAATCTTGCAGATCCAGTACAAAGAAAAAGGTGGTGGATCAAAAGAGTTACATATTTAGCTAGAGTTTGGTTTGATCGTGATATAGAATACAGACTGAGAGAAGGTTTACTGAGAGGAGATCCATCAGCAAAGAGACTAGCTGATGCTCTTTGGAAAAAGAAAAAAGACATTGAAGATATTGTGGAGAGGAAGGTAAATGAATATACACAATCAAAAGAAAGTTATAGACAGAAGCACAGGGATAGGCGGAAGTGATGCTACATATCTTGCAGCTGGTAAATGGAAAGAACTATACGAAAGAAAGAAAGGTTTGGTAGAAGAAGATCTAACATTTATACTACCAGTACAGTTAGGAATATATACCGAATCATTCAACAGAGAATGGTTTACAACTAATACAGATCTACCAGTACAAGAATGTGATTACACATTGATGCACAAGAAGTATGATTACATACTAGCTAATATAGATGGTTATGTACTAAATGAACATCTGAAGCCTATGGGTATCTTTGAAGCTAAACATACTAACATGATGACTAAAGAGGATACAATCATAGAGAAATACTATGCACAAGTGCAACACTACATGATGGTATCTAATATGAAACAAGCATGGTTATCAGTTATCTTTGGTAATGTGAGATGGAAAGCATTTCATATACAACAAGATAAAAAGTTTCAGAAAAGATTACTTAATGCAGAGTATTGTTTTTGGAACAATCATATATTGACAGATGTTGTACCAGATGACTATGTCGATTTTCAATCTATTGAGGAGGTAATATAATGGATGATAATACTAAAACTAAAAATCTTGATATTTGGGATGAAGCTAAAGAAACTGATCCGAGGTTTACTAAAAAAGTATCCTTTGGAGCTAGGAGTTTTACTTCTATTGATGCTCACTATCAAATCAGACGAGCTACAGAGATCTTCGGACCAGTTGGTACTGGTTGGGGGTATGATGTTAGCTACAATACTTTGACAGTTGGTGAGAAAGCATTTCAGTTTGCTGATGTATCTATATGGATATCTAACAGGAATGCTATGTATGGTCCAGTAAGAGGATGTAATTTATTGGTAGATGCTAAGGGCAGAGTAGATGATGATGCACCAAAGAAAGCATTGACTGATGCTCTAACAAAAGCACTATCACATCTTGGATTCAACGCAGATGTATTCATGGGTATGTTTGATTCAAACAAATATGTGAAACAACTAGAAGAGAAATACAAAGGTAATGTAGATAAATCAAAAGTACAGGAGGTAAATACTAATGATTAACAAAGTAATACTTGTAGGTAGAACTGGTACAGATCCAGAAATCAAAACACTTAAAAGTGGTACATTGATGGCTACAATGTCTGTAGCTACTACTGAAAAAGTAAGAGATAAAGATACACAACAAACTAAATACAAAACTACTTGGCATAAAGTAGTTACATTTGATCCTAATCTTTCTAAGACTATTAAAGACTATGTAACTAAGGGTACTCTGTTATACCTTGAAGGTCAGATAGATGTATCACAGTATACAGACAGTAGTGGTAACAAGAAATATAATACATCAATTCTAATACCTAGATACTCTGGTATTATGAAGATGTTAGGTGGTAAGCAAGATAAGTCTATTGAATCTGTCAATAAAGATGCACTACCTGATGATGACATTCCAGATATCCCATTTTAAATAATGGGGTATACAAATTATTGGACACATACAAATGATTTTACTGATAAAGAATGGTTAAAAGTTTTAGAAGAATATAGTTATATTACAGATATTTTAGAACCCTATATTATAGAATCTACTTATATAGACCATGATAATGTTATTATCTTTAATGGTTTATCTAAATATGATTTAGACCATGAAACATTTGTTATTAATAAATACAAGAAAGATAATGAACTCACTTTCTGCAAAACTGCTCATAAACCATATGATATAGCAGTATGGCATATGTTATATTTTATACATAAAGAAACAAATGCTTTTAGTGAGATCAGTAGAGATAGGTAAGTTTCCATATGGAACTGTGTAGGAAAGACATTAAGGTAGTGAGCGTAAAGCATTGAGCCACAGGGTGGCTAAGTAAATCAAAGCTGGTGGCTACACGCCTACACAGAAAGTTTGGGTGTTGAATCGTAATACTAGTTTAATTAACTTAATGCGTGGATATAGTGTAGCACGAATCCACCGCCTTTAGCAAATTCAGTTTCTATAGCGTTATGCGAGTACTGTGTAAAATAGCTATTTCGTTATAGATGACGCTGGTGTTGCGTAGCTGTGTGAGGCAGTCAAAAACACTCCTTTGATATATGGTTGGTGAGGAAGGGCGAAGCATAATGCCATCCTGGAAAATCCATTAAATCATTCCAGGTACATGAATTGACATGTTATAAACAAAGCCATATATATACTACATGGTACTTAAATCTCAACTTGATGAGTTAATAGAAACCTTAACTGATTATACTACATATCTAAAACAGTTTGGGTATGACGCAGATACAATCTTCTGTGCTTATGCAGTAGTTGCTATGCATCTTACTGGTGAAAAAAGCACCAATAATATTGGTAGGTCTATTATGAAAAAAGTTAAAAGTATTAATGTTGTTGACAGTATAAATCATACAATTCACTAGCATATTCTAAAGCATCAAACTCATAGTAATCCCAGAACTTAAACTCAGGTTTATACTTACCCCATGTTAGTTCCGAATGATGTTCAAAACATAATGGTACTACAAGATGATTAGATCTTTTGAATTGTACTTGTGATCCTCGTAAGTGATGGACATTCATAGGTGTGTTAGATGTACATCCAGGTACACAACACCCATGTTCAATTATTTTATTAAAATATTTTTTATCTTTAGATGTATATTTGCCCATCCCAAGAACCATCCTTCCTTAATAACATTGGTATTAAGTATGGTACACCATTTATGATGCAACCACAAGATAGTATTGGTTTAGCTACATTGATCTTCATGTATGCCATAGCTAGAGATGTTTTATTTACTAAACAACCCACAGACATACCCCAGTTTAGATGAAAGTCGTTGCCGACATACTCTATATTTGACTGCGTATGGTAGTGCCCTTGGCATACCGAAGCAGACATAAGTTGTACTGACTTCACAATGTTCTTAGATACTTGATGTGCAAAGTATATCCTACCGAGTTGATTGTTTTCCCAATGATACTCTTTCCACTTCCACCGAGATGATACATCTAGTATTTCATTATAATCTTTCAAAAAGAACTTAGACATTCCTTTAGCCATAGCTCTACGCAAGACCATAGATCCATGATTAGATTCTAGTAACAACATATCTGGATACATCTTCTCTAGTTTCTTCATCCAGAACTTACCAACTTCTAGTTCATCAGCTGCCGAAGGTAAATCTGGATTAATAACATGGCTTACATTGATACTATGCCAATCCATCTCATCACCGATATTAATTATTTTATCCCATGCATATCTAGTCTTTAGCTTATTTAAGAAAGCAAAGCTATCAGGGTGATGATATGGTATATGTAAGTCAGAAATGACCAGAATTTTGTCCATATTTCCTGTTTTAAGGACCGTAGGACTATCTTTAAACTTCTTGGTGTATGATCTACTTGTCTTTTTTAAACTTGTCTGCGATTTTTTCGCCTGATCTTCCAATGGTATACCCTCCAATTCCAACTAGTATAATATTTAGCAAAGAGTTCTGTACAGATTCTGGAATATTAGGTGCAGTAAAACCAAACCAATGAGCTACCATCAATCCAGCAAAGACTAACATCATAATCGGTCTCCAGTTTCTCTGTAAGAATCCACCTTGTGCCTCTGTTTGTATAATTTTAGCAGCACCTTCTAGTTCTGCTAGTTCACCAGATATAATCTTCTCCTGGACTTTGGCTTTTAGCTTTTCAGCTTCACCTTTATTGTCTACTACTTTGTCTATAGTTTTAAATACAGCACTAGCAATAGGACTAATAATATTAAGTAACATCTATTTCTCTCATAATTAAAGCTAATGCCGAAGCTCTATTAGGTGTTTGTTTATACCATAAACTATTTATCATCTCATTAGAAGCATCTGTATAGCGTTCATCTTTAATAGCTGATAACATTTTTTTAAATTTAGATACACCTTTAGTTCCCATTTGATAAACCATTTCTATTAGTATTTCTCTTGCAGTAATATCTATATCACAATCACCGAGTAATTTATCTGCACCATGACAAGCTATAATAAAATCTTGTTCAAATAAATCTTCCCAACCCTGTTTGGTAGTAGGTATAATATCACCTTTTTTTATTTTATGACCATAGCCTCCAGTTTTAAAACCAAGACTATCTTTATAGATATCTAATCTATATCCTTCATGATCTTTAATTCTTTGTTTTAATTCTTCAAATGGCATTTAATTGCTTTTGTGTACAGAATCCTGTTACAAACAAATCTTTATTATTCTTTATACTGTATCTAAAGTTATCCACATATGCAAGACACTCTGGTATAGTAGAAAATGTCTCTTGATATAAAGGCTCTACAGTACAAGTATTTTCAAGAGGTGATGTTAGTGATTGTACACAAAATACAATGATGAGATAGAATTTCACTTAAACTGTATCATAATGATTGCTAGTAGGTTTGAGAATACTAAAAATCCTACTGACCACATGACCTTTTTTATCATAGATATATCAGTTTCTATATGTTTAAGGTGGTTTGTCTTAATGACTTCGATATCCTTTTTTATAATCAGGATATCTTTATCTAATTTATTTATTTTCTCCGATTGAGTTGGCATGTGCTGTATCCATAGTTTCTATCTTTTCAGATAGATTTAGGTTCTTGAACTTATTAAGTTCTGTTGTTAGATGCATATTCATTTCTTCTTCTTCGGTTAGTCTTAATATTTTCTTAGTAAGGTAAGTGATAAATATCTCTTGTTCATCAATTACTTTCTGTAATTTTGTTTGTTGCCTTTTATTGGCTCTGGCTTCTTTACGCCATTTATTAATTTCTTTTTCAGATTCTGTCATAAAATCTATTTATCATTTATATTGTAGTGTGTCTATAGTTACCTACAAACACACTCACCACCACAATATTCACACATGGTTTACTCCTTTGGATTGTCGGACTTTATTTTAAGATTTCTTTCAACTAATGCGTCAACGCCTTGCTCTACTAGGATTTGAATTTGATCTATTGCAGATCCATAGAGAGATACACGCTTGGCTATCACAAGTTGATTTGCTTCTTCTTTTTTTGCTTCAGCTTCGTATTCAGACAGATCCTCTGGCTTTGGTATATCTAAGTTCCATTCTTTGATATATGCTCCTTTGCCATCTGAATCATCTTGCAACAATACATCTTTAGTAAAATCTACATCAGATACACCATTAGCTTCTGCGTAAAGTTTTATTGTTGTTGATAGTTGTGCCATTTGTTTTTCCTTTCTTTTTTAATTTTAGGTATCACCTAATCTTATAAATATTGCACCAGTAGCTATTTCGTTTGTGCTTCCATGAATTGATGATGCTCCATTTGTATTATAACCAAATCTTACTTTTACATTTGATGTATCAGTAACATCAATTAATGATTTTACAGTTGTTACACTACCAGTAGAACTACCACCACCATCATGTATTTGATATGCGTAGGATAGATTTCTTCTATTGTATGTTGAATTATTTGTAGTGTTTTGTATTACAGTTCCACAATAATAATCTGAGTTACCTTGAAAAGTTAATATAAAAGTTACTTCATAAATTCCAGTAGAAGGAAAAGTAAAAATTCCAGAACTTTGACTCATTGATGAGCCTATTCTTCCGTATCCTGTTTCGTCATCTTGCCCCCAACCAGAAGTGATAATTGTTAAAGCATCATGTGTTGGTGTAAAACTTGATGTAATTCTCCAAGCATCTGCCATTGTTGAACCCACTGGAACACCACTAGGCAAAGCTGTTATCGAAGTAATTGAATTATTATTTAAACGAGTTATTGCCATGCTATGCTCCTATAATCTTGTATGCTCCAAAATTTGTTCTTCTTTGATATCCTTGAAAAATCTCACCACCACCAGATGCTCCGTTAATATCACAAAAACATTCTAAATAATCTGAACTACCATTCATATCAACTGTTGTATTAATGTTTCTGGTTATAGTTTGTATGTTGTTATTTGAAAATTCAGAATATGCAAAATGTATTTGAGAACCATTTTTATAAAGTCTTAAATTAGCAACATTTAAATCAGATGCTCCACCAGCATAACAATCTACTTGAGCATAAACAAAATATTTTCCAGCTTTTGTTGGTGTAAATCTATAATTAGTAGAATTATCATAGCAGTTATCTGTATCAAGTACCTCAGTATCAAATTGAATTTTAGTTACAGTATTATTAGAAACACTTTGATCGCTT